TTACAATCTTCCTTATGACTTACAAATCTACCTTTCTAACAACTTCAATCATAGCCGTGTTTCCGTCATCATAGGTGACTTCATGCAGTTCAGTGCTTAATTCTTTGCTTAAATCTATGGCTGCACGAACAAGTCTGCGACTTACTTCTACTCTTGTACCAACTTCATTTAATTGCTGTTTCATAATATACTCCAATGTGTTTTAAGTGACAGGCCAAGTATTTGGCCTATCATAGTAGCTATATATACCACTTAGAAGAAGCGTCTACGCCTAACATAGGGTTCTTGCGACATGGCGATAGTCTCGATGTCGCCTCTGTAGATACCTATATCTCTTAGCTCATAATCTGTAAGCGAAGATAAGTCTTTTATCGTTCTGCGATAGTCGGCAGGTTTTTGTGCAGATAATACGACACCGGATATTGCAGATGTGACTGCTGTTAAAAGTTTCATTTCTTCAAGTCCTCTAATTTACCTTCATTCACTGCTGTATACACTGCATGGAATGAATGCGTCTTGTAGTAATCTTTTTCATGCAATAGTTTTGCAATGTAGAAATTGGCGTGTATTTGACGAGCCTCAATCAGAGATTCAAGACAACCTTTGAAAAAACGGCACACTGCCATGATCGCATCAGTTAGGGGATTCGTTAAGTAGTTGTTTACTAGTAGTATTGTATGTGTCATTTTTGGATTCCTCGTTTTTTCCAATGTTAATTTTACGAGGACGCTGATCTTCTGGGATAACATACTTCAAGTTAATTGCGAGTATGCCGTCTTGAATATCGGCTCCATGCACTTCTACGTGCTCCGACAGTCTAAAGGTTCGTCTAAACTTCTTCGTAGATATACCACGATGTACGAAGTCTCTCCCCTTTGATATATGCTCACCAGTTATGCTCAATGTTCGATCTTTCACTTCTATGTCGAGTTCATCTTCACCGAAACCTGCAACAGCCAATTCAATCAAAAAATCTGATTGTCCAATTCTGATGATGTTATGAGGTGGGTAATGATCTTTTGCATGTCTTGCAACATGGTCTAGTTCGCTAAAGAGGTGGTCAAATCCAACGAATGATGCACGTGGAAATAATGTGGTGTGAGTTAAGCCTGTCATTTAGTTTCTCCTTAATTACAAGCAAGATTTATGAGACCAGATTTCTGCATCTCACGTATATTAGACTACTACAAATTGTTCATAGTTAGTCTGTCTGTATTTATATCAGAATTATAAAGGGATGTCAACCTTTTTTTTATTTCTAAGTAAGAAAGAATTTATATGTAAGTAGAAGGATCTATGTCACCTTCTACTCCGAATGAAAAGCCTACACGCGCACAATGTGGTTTAATCAAATGCCATGTGCCACGTGGTATCCATATTAGATCACCAGGAGTAAACACCTTGTCAAACTTCACGACACCAGTTGACCAATCAGTAATTGCGTCTATTGTATAGTCTTTCCAGTCTTCTGATTCCCATATACTCCAATTAATACTACCTATGACGTTAAGAAACAACACATCTTCTTTATCTCTATGGACACTATGGCTTTCACTATCGGAAGTGAACCCTGCAAATCCATACAAGGTAATATGGTTTTTATGAAACGTTTTTGTTAGGGCTTTATGAATATCCTTAGCAAAAGATGGTGTACCACTTCGTAAATGCATATCACGTAAAGTTACACGTTTCCTATGATTAACCCAATCCGTTAAAGTTAAAGGATGCGATACCAAATACTTTGTGAAGTCATACATATCATAGTCAATTGTGTCATAAGGTTTACTGCAATAATAATCCCTATTCCTGACATGCGTTAAGAATGTTTCATCAAACATCAACCATTACCGATATTGTATTTCGGACATAGCTCCCAATTAGTCTTTTCTTTATAAGGAATGATTTTAATCTGTCTTAATGGTGCACAATCTAATTCAACTTTTACAGCGAATGAGACTAGACCCCAATCACTAAGCAAAGTTGCAATTGTATTCCTACGATTAATATCATTCTCTTCAAGATTAGCTTTCTTACCATCAAGTAAAAACAACTCTTTAAAGTGTACAATAAAATACCTACCTTGCTTATGCAAGATGTGGCATGACTGATACAGTTTATTTTCTTTTCTTGATGCCACACCAATACGTGTTAGCGTTTCACGAACTTTTAAAAAGTCGTCTGGTTCATTTAATAAGATCTCTAACATATCTGTAGGAGTCCAATGAACTATTTTATTTTCTTCCACCTTTACTCACCTTTTTTCTTATTTCTGCAACTTGACTAGATGATAAGAGTGTGAGTGCTTGGCGAGCTTTTTCATTGCTATAACCATAATATTCTTTCACGACGTCCATGTCATTATTCAGTTCAGGTTTAATCCATTTAGAGAAACGTTTTCGTTTCCTAATCGTATTTATAAGAAAATCAAATTGCAGTTTGTTATCAAGATGATGGTACTGATTCATCACATTTGCAAAAAATACAGTGTCTTGAAAGTAAGATAGCGATCTATTAATCATAAAAGGCGCATACGCCTTCTCAGTAATATCATCGACCATAATATCTTTTTTGCTTGAATTTATAGCGTTTAAATATTCAAATGGGTTCATTATAAAAACTCCAAATCCATAACTTCAGTCATACAAGCAACCAAGTTTATTTCATAGTCTGCAACGAAGGCAAACTTGTATTGATAATCAGCAAGTATTAACACAAGTTGTGGTACTGATGCAGGTTTTAGATAGTCTAGCATGCTATCATATATACCACGAATTATAGCAGAAGTGTCTAGGTCTTGGTGATTAACCACCCATCCACGCATTTTTTTCCAGTCTTTATTTTTTAGATGATGCATAAGTTCTTTAAACGAGTCAGCACTGCTTTCGGCTAAATTATTAATGTTATGAATTGTATTATCACTCATTGACAAGCTTTGTGCTTCATTGACAACACGTCGCCAATCTGGTGCATGCTTCATAATAATTGGCACTAAAGCTTTGTCTTCATACTTAACGTTTTCTTCATCAAGGATATACTTTAGTCGCGCCATGAATTGACCAGCTAATGATGCAAGGTTTTTCTTAGTCGTATTAAATTCATATATACTACAACGTGAATGTAATGGTTCAATAATGCGGTTTTTAAAATTACAAGTAAGGATGAAACGACAGTTGTTACTGAATTCTTCAATAAACCCACGAAGGGCTGGTTGTGTTGATTGCGGATTAAGATAGTCTGCCTCATCAAGAATAACAACTTTGTAGCTACCAGTAAGTGATATAGAAGATGCAAACTGCTTTATCTTACCGCGTAACGTATCAATGTTACCTTCTTCACTTCCGTTAACAACAATGTAATCACATCCGATTGCATTGCATAACGCTTTAGCCACAGTAGTCTTACCAAGGCCAGCAGTTCCAGTGAAAAGCATGTTTTGCATCTCACCAGAATCTACTATAGCTTGAAAGGTTTTCTTTAGGCTTTTAGGTAAAACAGTATCAGCTATGTTAGTAGGACGATAGCGTTCAACCCATAAAAAGTCTTTAGTCATTGTGCTCTCCATAATATAAATAATTTGTAAGTGTAAGTCAATTAGAGCGGTATGTAAACTCTTTATTCTTTGTTAGCGGCATTCTCTGCTTGAAAAGCTTCGGCTACTTGAATTAGTTGTGCCGCTTGATCACGAAGACCACCGATTGTTGAAAGTTCTTCACCTTTAAATGCACCACGTTGGGTTAATGTATCGACTACTGCGATACAGCTACGTGCTACACGATTTGAAAGGTCATAAACCTGTGAGTGATCTTGTTGTTCGGCTACTTTAGATGCCATAATTATGCTCCATACTTTGATGATTTTTCTAATGCTATCCAATATTCTGCATCAGAAGTTGTGTTGATAAAATGTGAGATTAGTTTAGACGAGATTTCTACCTTATAGTCTCCTGGTAATAGTTTCATGTTAGCGATACTTAAAACAACATTGAACTCATCAGTGTCATATGTTCCTTCAACATCGATAGAGAAAGTGTTTGATGTAGGATTAGCTTCATCAAATACAGTTAGACTTATAGAACCATTGTTTGCACGAATGGATAAAGTCGAATGACCTAACGCACCAGCGGCACGTTTAATCTTATTTAGCGTATCATTTGAGATAGCAAAATTAATTTCTGTGTCTGGCATAGTGATGTCTTTAGTAGACGTAGTGAGGTATTCACTGTCAGTAAAGAAATACTTAACCTTAGATAGACCTGATTGGTCTTTAATGAGTACATGAGTGTCCTCAAAAGACATTGCTGGTTTATCTACAAGTCCAATAACATTCAAAAACTCGTTAAGATCGTATACACCAAACTTCTGTGGGAAGTTTATATCGAGTACGGCTTTACCAAATACATTCTTACCCTCAGAAAGAGTTCGAATAATATTCCCAGATTCAACCACTATGTTTGGATTGATAGTTGCAAAGTTCTTTAAGACCTGCAAAGCATTTTCATTTAGTTCCATAATTAACCTTTCAATTTATGTTCTTTGAATAGTAACACATCAAAGCATGTTTGTAAATACATATTATCACTTTATATTACTAAAGTTTTTATCTTTAAAAAACTCTAGTTTCTTTTCAAATTTACTTTCAAGCATATCACCCTTATGTGATATAACAAATACATTTGTATCAGCAGTCAAAGTCTCGATTATCTTCATAAGATTATCAACACCTTCATAGTCTAAAGAAGAATCAAAAGTCTCGTCTAAGATTAAAAGATTGGTTGAGACAGAGTTCTTCATTTTTGCAACTTGACGCCATGTGAACAGTAGAGCCAAATCGATACGTTGTTTCTCCCCTTCAGAAAATGAAGCGTAAGAGAAACTATCTCTGTGCCTTGATTTGATCGTTTCAGAAAACGATTCGTCCAATTCAAAATGCACAAAAAATTCTAAGGTTTGTAAATAATTATTCACAAGTTTATTAATAACTGGTATGTACTGTTTGACGATCTTAGTCTTAATGCCAGTGTCTTTTAACATTTCTGTGATAGCTATGTTATACTGAAACTGTTCATTAGACTCTAGCCTAGTCTCTGTAAGAGCGTTCTTTTCCATCACATAAGATTCAAGATCGTCTTTGGCAACATTGATGTCACTACTTGTATCGGTAAGGTTATCTATTTCGTCACTCAATACTTTAATCTGTAATTCAATACGAGACATTGCAGATTGATTAGCGTTCATCTGTGTTTGAAAGTTGCGTATCTCTTGCATCTTATGTTCAGCCGCTTCTAATTCTTTCTGTGTACTCGTCAGCTTTACTTCAATATCAGTCAACGCTTTGCTTAATTCTTTCGCTTTAGCCTTAGCATCATTTAACTTTTCAGCCTTCACATGTTCTTCTATATCCTGACTACATGTGGGACAAGTAGAATTGTCTTCAAAAAACTTAGCGTCTTTGACAACTGTACGAACGTCTTTAGTGAATTGATTTTGATAACCTAATAGTTTTGATTTAGTAGACTGCGTACTATTAATAGTAGTAGGAATAGAAGCTCCAGCCTCTACCAAGTCCAATAACTCGTCGTTATCTTTTAAAATGCCAGTAATATCTTTACGCATCTCAATGATATTTGTTTGTTTTTGGTCTTTTAAATCTTTATTAATTCTGTTGACATCAGATATATACTTTTTTTGTACGTCTATCTTATTTTTCTGTATGTCTATCTTGTAGTCTATTTCACGAATGACACCTTTTAGAATAGAGTTCTTTTCCTTTATCAATGAGTTCATCTTAGAGAACACACCTATGTCTAATAAGTCTTCGATAACATCTCTACGATGTTGTGCAGGCAACTGCATGAACGGAACGAATGAAGAAGATCCTAGCACAACAATTTGATGAAAGCTTTTATGATTGAGTTTCAAGATGTTTTGTTCTAGGATCTTCTGGTACTGAGTTGCATGTGACTCTTGGTTTAGCATCTCACCATTCTTATAGATTGCAAAGACTGCGGGTTTAATCCCACGTACAATCCTAAACTCTGATCCAGCCGCTTCAAACACGACTTCGACAGAGCAGTCTTTATTATTAATAGAGTTGACTAGCTGTGGTTTATTAATATTACGATGAGGCTTACCAAACAATGCGAATGATAAGGCATCAAGTAATGTGGACTTTCCAGCACCATTGTGACCTACGATTAACGTAGTCTTAAATGATTGGAAATCTATCTCGGTAAACGCATTACCTGTAGATAAAAAATTCTTCCACTTTAATGTTTTAAATAAAATCAACTCAAACAACTTTCATAATATTAAAGTATAATAACAGATTTTCAGACTATTGTAAACAGTTAATTATACTATTTCAAAAGTTTGTGCTTCTTGTAATAGCTCTGACATTTGCTTCTTGATACGATCACGATCCAATTCAGTATCTACTGCATCTACATATGTATTCAATAGGCTAAAAGTGTCTTCTAAAAGTACATCCTCGTCTACAACATTCTCTCCTATAAATTCTGCAAAGCTTTCTGCAATCTTTAATTCGTGTATGTCTCTGCTTTGTATATCGTCTACAAATTTATCAAACGCTTTTATGTCTTTCTTATTAACCACGTTAATCTTTACAAACTTATTATCTACTTTAGAAAAGTCAAAGTTTGTCATGTCTTTGTTTATATCGTCATAACTTATACGCTCAAACAATGTATAGGGATTATGAATTGACACAATTTGTTCAGTAGAAGTGTCGAATACATGGAAGTATTTTTTATCATGTGCATCATTCCAGAAGAACTCCATTTGAGAACCTAAGTAATGTATATTATTTTTAGAAGACTTAGTGTGGAAGTGACCTGAGTAAACACTATCAAATCTATCAAAGACAGAAGAATCCATGCCATGAATACTCTCTACACCTTTTGCCATTTC